CGGTCCATCAGCGGCATCATAGTCAATGGCCATGAAAAGCCCACCCTTGGTGCTGGTGGGCTCTGTGGCCTGGTAGATGAAGCGGAGTTTATGGAACTGGTAAACCTCAAAGTTTGCGGCAATGAGGGCTAACCACGCTCCACAGGATCCCAATCCGGGATTGATGCTGAGAGTGTCACTAATGGTGAACAACGCTGTGGTGGCGTAGCTCACGTCGGTGACGTACTCACGATGGGCTATTCTAACACCCTCATTGGTCTGTGAAAAATGGGGTTTGGAAGAATTCAATCCGAGACTGTATGATACAGCGGCTGCTGATGAAGACATCGATCGTTGTTGTTGTTGTCGTTGGACAACAGGTTTATTGCTGGTCCTACCACCAGCGGGGTTCCTTCTTACTGAAGGGTTATTGTTAATATTAGATTTTTGTTTAGTCATGTATGGGATGCAGTTGACTCCCTGGACTGTACATCCTTCACAAGCGGACTCGCGCCGTGCAGTCTCTTGGCATTTTGTTTAGCACGGAAATAACCGATTTTGGGCGTTAAGTGAAGAACCCCATTGCAGCACAAGTTTAACGTCCTCCGACGAAGGTTAACGTCCTTCGACGTTACATCCAGATGTTGGGTAACCAACTGGGAGTTTCGTGTGGTTTAGTCCACACTGGAGTGATTGAATTATAATAGGCTTCAATGCCTTCCTGCATATCAGGAAGCACACCAAAGGCTAGATAAAAGCTCAGCCGAGCTGCAGCTTTAACAGGTTGATACTTTCGCTTCATCCCTTTGGACAGGTACCACCAACCACTTTCCATGGTGGTGTCATTCTTAAGTCTGTGCCCGTTCGATGCCCTTTCCAGGCACATATAGAACGATTGCAAGACAGGAATGCCTCCAGTAAGACTAATACCTCCCTCTCCCACCGCCCCCAGCCATTTCTGGAAGAGGGATGGGTTATCTAGCGGTTTGATTGAAATGGAATCTTTGGCAATTGAGAGCTTAGGGTTTCTGACCATGATGTACTTTGCACCGTCAAACACCGGTCGCATTTGACAAAACTCTATCTCCTCCAATATCCAACATGGCTTTTCGACCTTCATGTTGAATCCCATTTCACGAAACCAATTATCCAATTTCCCACAGAACTTCGTTAGATCTCCTGACTCTATGATGACAACGCAATCATCACCATTATTAACCAAGTCAAGACTCTCTATACCCACGAAGCTCTGATAGGCTTTAATCAACGAACACATCAACAGACAATTTCCCATCGCTGTGTTCATGTCCCCACTCATTCGAGT